AGTAGTACGCTGGTCTAAATGGGAATAAAACAATATCGGCATCCTGTTCAATTTGACCGCTCTCTCTTAAATCTGAAAGCATTGGTTTCTTTTCAGCTCTCTTTTCAGTTTCTCTTGAAAGTTGTGCGAGTGCTATTATTGTAATTCCTAACTCTTTTGCTAAAAGTTTAAGAGTTCTACTAATATGTGCAATCTCTTGTTCTCTTACTTTCTGATGGCTTTTAATTAATTGCATATAATCAATGAAAACTATATCAAGACCATGTTTAGCCTTGTGAAGTTTTATCTTCGCTACAATGTCATTAATATCACTATTGCTGCCATCATCAAGAAAGAAATCCATGTTCATTCCGTAAAGTTGTTCTGTGATTTGTTTTAAATCAGTTTCTGTTAATCTCGCACTTCTGATTTTGTAGTTTTCTACATTTGCAATAAAAGAAAGATATCTTTTTGCAAGTTCCTCTTTTGACATCTCAAGAGAAATAAATAGAACCTTTGCAAGTCTACAGGAGTCAATGGCAAGTGAAAGAGCTATTGCAGTTTTACCGCTTCCAGGTCTACCTGCTATTACAACCATGTTGCCCTTATTCCAACCTCCTATATATTTGTCAAGGTACTTCCATCCTGTGCTTATGCCTGTCATGTTAGTTCCTCTTTGAACTGCCTCGTATAAAGTGTCAATTACATTTCCTGCAACTGAAGAAATTACTTTTGCTTTCTGACCAACACTTACGGTGTTCTCTTGCAACATCAAATTGATTTCGCTTATTATTTCGTTTAGATCACGGTCATAATTAAAATAAGCCATCTTAGATTGAATGTTGTTTTTCTTGTAAGCAATTTCAATCTGAAGAATCTCTTTTTCTAAATTGACGTTTGTAGTTACAAGATTTTGCATGGTTGCAATCTCTCTGATATGTTCACGATGGCGTAAACCAATAGAGGATAAACTTACAGGCTCATTACTCATGTAAAACTCTTGCATTGTAGTTACAACGTCTTTTCTAAATGAGCTAAACCATAAAGGGTTTAATTTCATTATAAAGTTGTGTGCATCAGGATAAAGAAACATTTGTCCTATTATGCTATTTTCTATTTCAATCATCTAATGTTGCTCTTTTATAAGTTTTTACAAAATTATCTTTTTTATTGTTTGATAACCAATTTCTTGCAGCTGCTTTCCAGTCTTTCATTTTGTTTTTACCTACCATCCATCCTTTAGAAGAATAAAAGTCGTGAAACCTTTGTGAGTCTAACTGTGGGAATTCATTTTGAAGTTCTTCAACTGTTGGTATAATAAATATATCTTTTGTTATTTTATTCTTTTGTTCTTTTATTTCTTTATATATCGACTGATTCTCGGAATGACTGAAATTCAGTAAATCCGAATCTTGGTCATTCGGTAATTCAGTAAACTCAGATAATACAGGTTCTTCGTACACTATGTGATTCCAACCTTTAATTAAATTAGTCTCAGTATCAATTACACGAATAGAAACTATGTAGCCTTTATCTACTAAGCCTTTCCAATTCTTATTGAATCTATCTCTACCCATGTTCATATTACGCCAAATAATACCCTTGTAAACTACCCAATCTTCAGGTAATGAAAGTAAGTGAACCAAAATACTTTTTTCTTCTGGTGTTAATTCAGAGCTTTGTAAAATCTCATTGCTAATCGGAGTATAACGACTCTTGCCTGTTTTTTTACTCCTTAATATTTGTCCTGTGTTTTGCATTGCATAAAAAAACCCCATCAGATTAGTGCAGTAGGAGTGCGACTAATCCAACAGGGCTAATATCTTTTAAACTTTGGAATCTCCTACATCCCATGTTTTTTGCTATTAAAAAAAGAGGGCAATAGGTTCAGCATTAACCCTCTTTCTGATTTGGTGTATGCAAATATAAACTAAATTTCGGGATTTTCCAACTGAATAAATCCAGTATGTCGATTACTTCCCATTTCTTTTAAAAATTGCACTTCTACTTTTGCGGAGTTAATGATTACCTGTGCAACCTCGCTGATTGCTCTTGCCTTGTCTATTTCAATGTCTCCGTCTTTCAGCATTTCAATAGTTTCAAATAGATGGTGTCTCAGGTCTTGAATTTTGTCTTTTGCCATGTTCTGTTATTAATTTAGTTATGTTCTTTTTTAAATGTATTACTTCTTGCAGTTCTTCAGGTAAATGTACCCAATGATTGCGTTGCATATGCTCCTGACGTGAAATTAATTTTAGATTTAAGATATCCAAGTTCTTTGGGTTTCTGTCTAAAAATATAACTACTTCGTAAGGATCTAATTTAATGCCGTGATGCTCTTCGTATATAATTCTATGCTTAGGTCTATACTTCCCCTTGTGCTTTATTTCAATATAACCGTCTTTTGAGATTCTTTCTGTGCCTTCAGGTGTCCAATTGTGAGGCTTGTGACCTTTTGGGAACTGAGTTTCTTTACCGCCTATTTGAATGCCTTTTTTACCTTTGTTCCAGCTTGTCATACCCTTTTTAAATTGAGTAGGTATATTTGGCTTTACATTGTAGCAATGGACTTTCTTAAACTCTTCTGAACGTGCTATGTTGTAACGCTGAGCAGCACAGTAAACAACGTGTCTCTTTACTCCAAAGAATTGACAAATTTCGTCAATGTCAGTAGCAACATATAACTCTCTGAGTTTATCAATTTTCTCTGGAGTCCAACGAAATCTCATAGCCTAAATCTTGTTTTACTTCTTCCTGTTGTTCTAACCTTTTCTGATATCGTTCACCTCTGAGATGAGGGTAGTTCATTTGTAGTTTGCGTCTTATTCTTGAAATGGTTGAAGCGTTTGTAACTTTTCCCTGATAAAGCATATTGAAAAATTCATGCGTTTTGTAGGCATAATTATCGTTGTCGTTCATTTCCATTTTCCAAAATTCAACGAGTAAAACATTATCGTTGTCTCTTGCTTCTGAGTGGTTGAGCAAAACTGCTGCTACTCTTTGTTCAATTAGTTTATTCATTTGTTAGTAATCTTTTTAAAATTTCTTTTTCGTGTTCTGAGAATTTATGTAATTCAATTTTTAGTCTCTCTTCATCTTTACTTTTATGCTTTGCCCAAAAAGTATCTATATCTATCATTCCGTTTATACTTGATGCGTTTACTACAGATTGATAGACTTTTCTATATTCAAGTTCAGTTAACACAGCACATAATGCCGCCTCTAAAAAGTTGTTTTCTTTTTTTAATTCTGCTAATTGTTTTAATTCTTCCATTTTAATAGGGTATTTTTCTTGATAATTGTCTTTTAAGTTATACGAAATTCTGTCTAATTCTCCGTATGAATGATGTGAATTTCTGCAACTACTACATTCACAAGGTCCCATTGTTGAGTGACAAGGCATATTATTTATTCGTAGTTTTCTTTATAATATTCAACAGCACAGTCTAACGCTATGTAAGGTTTACCTAACTCAATAGCGGAACTTTCGTGTGCCGTAATGATTTGATTCTTTTCCATCTCTTTAGCCTCTTTTAGATATTGGAAGCACTCCATTCTTGTTGGCTCTGTATTGACTAACTTGTCAAATAAGTATTCTACTGCGGTCATCATAGTTTTAATTTACCTCTGTACATTGTTTTTCTAACTTTAGCCTGGTGCTTCATTACCTCGTTAAAGTGAGCAGGATCAACATAAGGTCTTTCCTGCTCTTGAAATGGTTCAGCTTCTTTTTGCTCTTGATTAAACTCTTGTACCTTAATAGCAAGATACCATAGTAAGTAGGCTATTGCAAAGAATAGAATACAAACGATTTGAAAATAGTGGTGTTGTGTCATATTAGTTATTTTTAAAGTAAGACTTCCAGTCGTTCAATGTGTTAAATTCAGCTTCTGTAAATTCTTCCTTTGACATTGGCATTGTGGTGTACTTTAAACCGTTCATCCAAACAGTGTAAACTCTTGTTGTTTTGTTGCTTCTTGTTTTTATCATGATTCAAAAATACACCCTTTTACCATATATGCAAAATATTTTTTTCTTTTTGCAATTATTTTTGCAATATCTTACAATCTAATGACATTATTCAACAACTCAGCAGCAGCATTTAGTTTCTCGTCTATCTCGTCTTGGACTAAATGACGTTCTATTTCCGCAACGTGAATAACCTTACCTTGTGGCATTCGTGGATCATAACTAACAAAATAGCCCTTGTCTAAATCCGCTGCAATCATCCCAAGTTGCATTTGCCAATAGTACTCTGGATGCAAAGCCTTTAAACTATCGGCATCGTAGATAGTAAAGTTTTTAAGGTGAATTGCTGAGTTATAAGGGCATTTAATTTCTAAGATAGCATCTTTACTTAAGCCGTCAGGAGAATAGCCGCTATTGTCTCCGTATGGTATAAAAACATAGGTCTCACCTCCGTAGTAGGTAAACTCATCAAATGTAATTCTTGCGAAATGGTTAAACGCATCTGCTTCGTGTTCTACTCCCCAAGTCAGAGCATCTCCGTAAATGGCTTTGCGTTGACCTGTGAGAATCTCTGCTGCTTTCTCGTACACAAAAGTCTCAGCCGTTTTGCTTAGTGTATCACCGCTGCGAGAACTTCCCATCAGCTTGTGAATCTCTGAGGCAGTGAAGCGAGATAGTCTCGCCTCCTGCCAAAGTTCTTCCTGTTGTGTCAAAATAATTTCCATTATTTTTTACCTCCGATTATTTTATTACGCATCCACTCTGCTCCATAAATAAATGAAGGGGCAAAGGTAGATTGACTTTTTGCTTGTTCATATATTTCCTCATCACTTGGTAGTGGTACAGAGGTTAACAAATCAATCAAATCTTGATAATGTTTATTTGGAATGTAGATTCCATGTCTGCCTAATGCTAACAAAATAACGCTATGCATCTGTTCTTCTGTGTATAGTTTCATATGTTCTGTAATTTCCATCCCTGTGATATCATTCATTTAGTAGCGGTCAAAATTGCAATGTTATCTGCACTTACAATGTACTTGTCAGTCACGTCAGAAATAGAACCGCCTTTTGCGATATGGTCAACTGCTTTCTTCCACAATGGATGCTTAGGTGTCATCTCTTCTTTGACTGCTTTGACCTGGTAGCCTGTGGCACTATTTGCGTCATCGTCTTCCTGATTGAGATTAAATATAGAAGCTAAGGCGTAACGTCTTGCGTAAGTAATTGCAGAGCCTTGTTGCTGAGGATTGTTTAAGTCCTTCATTCGCAATACTTGTTCACTCTGCATCCATTCGCCACTCTCAGCGTGATAAACGGTAGTCACAAGACTATCCTCATTTGGATGTTGTGTAACCAGTAGACCGCATTCTATCATGATAGGGTTAATGACTTCAAGAATAGCCGATAGGTCAGCATACTTTGATTTAAAATGTGGGTTGTTAGCAGATTTCTTAACTGCTGATACTTTGGTCTGAAAGCAAAACATTGCCTTCGTTAGGTTAGTTATTTTCTCTGATGTTTTCATAGTGTCTCTTGAATAATGCGATATAGTTCGTGTTCTTTGATATGCTCTAAATCTACTCTGTAAGTTACCTCGTAAGGACTGCTATCTTGATCTTTAGAAATAACCTCTTCAAATTTCTTGAAATGGTGTTCGATGATTGCGTCTTCAACTTCCATTCTATCGTATATAAAAGTAAAAGAGTCATCAAAGACTATTTGTACCTCTTTGTCGTGTACATATACGTTTACTTCAACTTTCATCTTGAAACCTCCTCTAATGCAGTTTTGATTACTAACATAGCCTTTGGATTGATAACGTCACCGTCAAGATACTTTCTAACGGTAGGCATTGATACGCCTGTTTGCTCGGATACTCGTTTCACGAGTCCGTGCTTTCTTTTTACTTTAATAAGATTTATGATTTCTTGTAGTTCCATGCAGCAAAGATAAAATAAATTTCCTTAATAGAAAAATATTTTTCTTTATTGACAGAACTATGACGCTAAAGAGTCAGCGATATACCTACCGATTCTATCAACAAGTGTTTGTTTCATTTTATCTGTTAGAACAGGAGAAATAAAAGGTCTTGCCTTTGTGCCTTTTCTATGAATCTTTCTTGCAATTACATAAGCAAGGCTCTTAACCGATGCTGCTCGTGATTGATTTTTGGAAGTCCTTGTTTGGATTCCTTTGTTTATGATCCATTGCTCGATAGATTTCTGAAGCGTTGGATTAGATGGCGTGTTTGTTCTTGTCGGTGGTCTACCGTCTTCAACCCACTTGTAGTAGTCGAGCATTTTAATCTGTAGACTGAAGCCTGTTTTCGTTGGCAAAATCTCAGAGTCAATCTCTGAGTAAAGTCTACGAGATGCAAGAGATTTGTTCTTCTGAAGATTAGCACGAAATTTAGCAATAACTTCATT